GTTGCACCCGGCATGGCCCCAGCACCAGGCGTTGCACCCGGCATGGCCCCAGCACCAGGCGTTGCACCCGGCATGGCCCCAGCACCAGGCGTTGCACCCGGCATGGCCCCAGCACCAGGCGTTGCACCCGGCATGGCCCCAAACGCTGCCCTAGGTGTGGTGGCTGGTGCGCCACCTACAACGCCACCCTTGACGACTGCATCCCCTACTAATGTGCAGCCATATAACGGGTATATGACTCCGCAACAATAACCCAATGTTCCCGGCGCCGCATCAATGGCGCCGGGTTACCATCACTTGAAAGGCTTAATGGTGATTGATTATATTTACGATATTGAAACTTATCCAAATATGTTTTGCATCGGTATCAAGACTGCAGAAAGCGGTATCCGGTGGCGGTTTGAAATCAGCGACCGCGTAAATCAATCAGCGGACTTACTTCAATTATTAAATCAATTTGCCCGGATCAATGGACGAATGGTGGGATTCAATAACATTGGGTTTGATTACCCTGTTATTCATCTTCTTATGACCACACCCAATGTCACAGCTAAAGATTTGTACGATAAAGCCATGTCGATCATAAATTGTGATTGGAATGACAGGTTTAATCATACGGTCTGGGACAATGAAATAATCATTCCTCAACTGGATTTATTTAAAATCCACCATTTCGATAACGTGAGTCGGTCAACATCATTGAAGCAAATCGAATTTGCGTTGCGGATGGAAAACATCAAAGATCTGCCGTTCCCTGTGGGTACCATTCTTAATGACGATCAGAAAAATGTATTGCTTGATTACATGGATCATGACATTGACGCCACCCATTTATTTTATAATGAAACCGTCAAACAAATTGAATTCCGGGAAAAATTAAGCGCACAATACAATCATAATTTCATGAACCATAACGACACCAAGCTTGGCAAAGATTATTTCATTATGGAGCTTGAGAAAAAACTACCGGGATCATGCTATTATCAGGTTAATGGGCGAAAAGAAAAACGGCAAACACCCCGCCCAGAGATACATTTAAAAGATGCGGTTTTTCCTTACATCAAGTTCCGCACCCCGGAATTCCAAAGGATTTGTGACCACTTCAAAGGTCAGACAATCACTCAAACCAAAGGTGTTTTTGATAATCTTTGTTGCACCGTCAAGGGCTTTGAATATGTGTTTGGTCTTGGGGGTATCCATGGTTCTGTTTCGGCCCAAACTGTCAGCAGTGATGACGACCATGTTTTAATTGATCTTGACGTTGCCAGCTATTATCCGAACATCGCCATAGCGAACCGGGTTTATCCGGCCCACCTGGGGGATGCATTTTGTGATATTTACAAAGACCTGTATGAGCAGCGGAAAGCGACGGATAAAAAAGACCCAATCAACGCCATGCTGAAGCTTGCATTGAACGGGGTGTATGGTGATTCAAACAGCCGATACAGCCCGTTCTATGATCCGCTCTACACAATGACGATCACTATCAACGGTCAACTGCTTCTGTGTATGCTGGCGGAAAATATCCTGACAATCTCAGGTGTGGAAATTATTCAAATAAACACCGACGGCCTGACGGTTAAAATCCATCGGTCGCTGGTCCCCTTACTGGAATCCGTTGCAAGGGCTTGGGAGCGTTTCACCTGCTTGGAATTGGAGTCTGTTGAATACAGTCATATGTATATTCGTGACGTGAATAATTATATTGGCGAATACTATGACGGATCCCTGAAACGAAAGGGGTGTTACGAGCATGTCCACCCCCGGGACAGGAAGCCCACGGGGTGGCATCAGAACCTGTCCGCTCTTGTCGTGGCCAAAGCTGCTGAAGCCGCCCTTGTTGATGGTGAGGATATTGAAACGTTTATTTTAGATCATGATGACCCTATGGATTTTATGCGGTTTGCCAAGGTTCCCAGAAATAGCATTCTGACCCTGGGCGGCCAACAAATTCAAAGCAAGTCCAGATATTATATTTCGACGGATGGTCAGGAATTATTAAAAATCATGCCACCATTACCTAAACAAATTGCAGTTAATCCGGACGCGCCGAACCGAACGTTCGCTATGCCTGGGTGCAAGGGTTGGTTGGTGACGGAATGTAACGATTATTCACCACCGGAGAATATAAATTACCAATGGTATATTGAAGAAACCAAAAAAATTGTTAATCCTTTGCGTGCGGTGAAATAATGGGATTAGCATATTATAACGAAATAGATCCGTTCGCGGCGGAATGGTTGAGGCAGTTAATAAAAGCGGGTCATATCGCACCCGGTGTGGTTGACGAACGTGACATAAGGGATGTTTTACCAAGTGAATTATCAAAATATACACAGTGTCATTTCTTTGCTGGAATCGGTGTCTGGTCTTATGCGTTGCGAAAGGCAGGGTGGCCGGATGATCGACCCGTCTGGACAGGAAGTTGTCCTTGCCAACCTTTCAGCCCGGCAGGCAAGGGAGAGGGGTTTGATGACGAGCGGCATCTGTGGCCCCACTGGCTCCATATCATTACCCAGTGCAAACCTGACGTCATTTTTGGTGAACAGGTTGCAGGAAAGGACGGACTCGCTTGGCTCGACACTGTACAAGCTGACCTGGAAACCGTGGGTTACGCCGGCGGGGCGGTCCCTTTTCCTTCTGCGGGCATCGGTGCGCCGCACCAAAGAGAACGAATTTACTTCGTGGCCCACCGTGACTGCAGTAGATGGTCGTCGGGGTGTGGAAACTCTGGAAAGCAGGACGAAGCGGGGTCGGAAACCCGGCATACCCTTGAACGAAGCGGTGGTTTTGACATCGTGGCGAACAACAATGGCTTGCGACGGTCGAGGATCTGCGGGGATGGGCAAAAAGGAATTACCAAATCAAGTGCGATTAGTGCCGGCGCACCCGGTCCGGTTAACGGCTTTTGGAGAAATGCTGACTGGCTCGGATGCACAGATGGGAAATTCAGGGCAGTTGAACCCGGCACATTCCCGTTGGTTAATGGGGCTCCCGCCAGAGTGGGACGCCTGCGCAGTTATGGCAATGCAATCAATGCCGAACAAGCGAAAATCTTCATTGAAGCGTACTTAGGATGTTAACACCCGCCGCCATACAACGACTCCTGTCGCCTCGATATGATGCGGTTTCAACGGTTGCGGAAAAAATAAAGCAGCGTCGGACCCAAATGTTTATGCACAGTTATTTATATTATGGATTGGACCAACCGACCATTGATGACGCCACGTTTGATAGGTGGGCATATGAACTAGTGGAGTTGCATAAAATCCATCATTTCATAGGGTTTTATGATAATGATTTTTTAGATTGGGATGGCTCGACCGGTTGCCATTTGAAAACACCAGGATGGATAATAGAAAAGGTTAGGAACTGTGACAGATATCAAACGACAACTTGAGGAGTGGGCAAAGCAGACGGACGTGTTCGGGTTCTTTGATCCTCAGGTTACCGACCTGATCACTCTTGTGGAATCCCACGTTGCGCTTTGTGAAAAACAATGGCGGGACGGGGCCCGAAAAGAATTATGCATGTCAGAGTGTTACACTGTCCATGACCTATCGAAACGAACCCTTGAAGATTTGGTTAAACACCAACCCATGATAAAATTTTTGGGCCCGGAAAAAATATGGGTGATCATTGAAAAACGAATGGTGTCCCTCCAAGAAATATTGATCAAACAATTATGACCAGCGTAAAACTTTTCCTTGGTGACATGCGGGGCATTCTTCCCCTCTTGCCTGAAAATTCCATTGATAGCGCCGTGATCGATGGACCCTATAATCTTGACACGATCCGCAAACGTTTTGGAAAGTCAGGTTCCGCGCCGGCACAATTCGGCACAGACGGGGCATACAGCAGGGCATCACGCGGTTTCATGGGTAAAGAGTGGGACAATGACATAATAAACGATCCCGACACCTGGCGCCACGTCCTGCGCGTCCTCAAGCCCGGGGCAATGCTGATTTCGTTTGGTCATAGTCGCACCTTCCACAGAATGGCCACAGCGATCGAGGACGCCGGTTTTGAAATTCGTGACCAGATCATGTGGCTTTATGGGTCAGGATTTCCTAAAGCCCACACCATCCAGCCCGGATGGAAGACCGCATTGAAGCCAGCCCACGAACCAATATGTGTGGCCCGGAAACCTTTAAGCGAAAAAACCAATATCAAAAATATGGAACGGTGGAGCGTTGGTGGGTTCAACATCGATGCTTGCAGGGTTGGTAAGGACACCCACGGGTGGGAAGGTGGCGGCAAGGGATTATCAGGTTGGGGTGAGAAAAATGTCATGTCATCAGGTGAATCAAGACCCGTAACCGGACGTTTCCCGGCAAATGTTATTCATGACGGGTCAGAAGAAGTTTTAAATTATTTTCCGGATACAAAAGGCGCCGGCGCAATTAAAGGAACAGAACCCTCACCACAAACAAACGGGATATATGGCGATTACTCAGGTCGTGCCGCAAGTTCTGCACGGGAGTCGGGCAGTGCTGCCAGATTTTTCTATTGTGCCAAAGCTCCCAAATCGGAACGGCCCTGGCACTGTGAAACCTGTGGTCATGGTGGCGCGTCGAATAAACCCACTCATTGCCCGGGGTGCGGGGGCCGTGACATGACGGGACACCCTACGGTGAAGCCTCAGGCACTCATGAGATATCTTTGCCGCCTGGTGACCCCTACCGGTGGCACGATCCTTGATTGTTTCGCCGGATCCGGATCAACGTTACAGGCTGCACAGTCTGAGGGGTTTAAATCAATAGGGATTGAATTGGGGAAAGATTACCATTCTGACATTTTAAGGAGACTAAAGCTATGAATAATTTCCGAATGAGTTGGTATGATTTTGAAAATTGTCAATTCATATTCAATGGCGTTGTTTATCAGATATCTACTAGACCGACACTATTGACTAACATTATTTTCCTATTAAATATCCATAGGGGGCGGTTTGTTGACTTGGAAGATATTATTGAATTTTTATGGTATGACCAGGATCCGGACAAATGGCCAGAAAACCAAAAAGGCGTTGTGAGAGTGTCGATATGTCGTTTGAAGAAAATTCTTCCAGATGGGGTTACTATAACAAGTGGCTCTAATTTTGGATATAAATTAGAGGTGAAACAATGAGACAGACCAAAAGACAATCCTTAATTGAAGCTATGACAAACACAGGGATAGCGTTTTGTATCAGTCTGTTTATTGCCTGGGTGGTCTACCCTTTGTATTACCCAGAAACATCTTTTCGGGACACGTTCGAATTAACTTTGATTTTCACAGTGATTAGTATTTTGAGGGGTTATATTATCCGTCGATTTTTCAACAGGAAACAAATCACCCCTGTTAAATTCGCCCAATGCATTCATGGTTGCACCTGGGATAAGTGCCCGGAATGTCGTCACTGATTACTTTTCTTTCCAGACTTTAGCCACTTTTTCCGCCGACCGCCCGACCACATAGCCGCCGATCCCGATTTTGATCAGGGCCATCAATTCAAGTTCAACCGCTTCACTGATCGTATGATCTGTCAGGCCAAGCCAACGGCACACAACAAGCCCTACAAAGGTCAGCATAGTAATAGGACGCCAGTTTCTTTGCAACCATCCGCCCTGGGCCTCCGCTACGATGATAGAGGTCGCATTTTTGACAAGATCACGGCCTTGATCCATGATCGCCATTTCAATTTTATGGTGAAGCTCCTGGCGCAAGTTCTTATCTGTGACGGCCTTATCAAGAACGCCTCCGATAATTTCCGTGACTGGTTTGAATATTGTTGAAAAAATACCCACGTTAAAATTCCTTGTAAAATTTCCCGTCAAAAATCAAGCATTGTTTTCGATTATCATCTGGCCCAACGTATGAACAGTGAACCCACCCACTTGAAGGATCATCCGGATTGTGGAATTCAAGAATCAATTGGTCAAAGGTCAGGTTTTCCTTGATCCAGTCGGCCAGGTCCCGGTTGGGTATCCCGGGCACCTCGAAATCAGCCGCCTGACCGCTTCTATGTTGTGAGGTGTCTTTCGATCCTGCCAAGGCGTTAACCTTCTTTGAACGAAAACCGCTTGATGGACTGAATGGAATCCCGAAGTGATCCCGGACAGGCTGTAGGATCTGTTCGGCCAAAAGACGTAACCTATGTATTTCTTCCTTGGTTGGCGTGTTTCTCACACCATGACGTAATGCTAAAGCACTGTGGGTTAATTCTTCCAGGGTGAAATTTGCCGACAGCATTAATCGCCTCATCTATCTACCTTTTTATTAAGCCGGGCATTCACTCGGTCTAATTTATTTTCAATTCTTTTCAGTGTTTGGTTTCCATAACCCTGACCAACTTCCACAGTGGTTAATCTTTTCTCTACTGACACCCCCCAAGCAACCAAACTGAAAAACATACAAATGGTTGTTACAATATGACCATATGAAATTTCTTTTTTTATCTGCCAGCCAGAATTATCTTTAGACATTTAACCCTCCAAAATTAAGATATATTAACGATACAATCAATGGTGTAATGAAATCGAAAATTTCAAACTGTGCAGGCGGATAAATGCCGGGCCCCCACTCCCGGTGCGCATACCATCCCACCGCAAAAACTGCCCCAAACCATCCAACACCTAATAGATGAAAGATTCCTATGCACCATGTTGTCAGTAAACCATGATGCAATCCCAGCGCACAAATCCATCCCTTTTGCCACTTGATAACGAACCGTCGTTTTTTAATTGGACCCACTGTTATTTTCCTGTAAATTTTTCTGCTGGTGACCCCCACTGATTCACCAGTGCGTTCATTTCTTCAATTTTATATTTTTGTTGAACTGTCATGTTACAACATTCTTCTATCATTGCGGTAACTTTTTCAGCAAAATTAATATTAACCATATTTTCCAAAGTAATGGTGTGACCTTTTGAGCATATGTAATAATTCCCGTCAGCACGTTTTATGGCTTTTCCTTTGCCATCACAGGCGGATCCCGTTACATGCAAAGTTATTGCCTGCGGGTTTGTGATTAAACCACCCCTGTGGATATCCTGTCTGATCATCCTGACTTTAATCAAAACCCCATCACAATCGAAAATTCGATCTGTATGGTTGATGCCTGGAAAATCCGCCCTGTTTCGTTCAATCATTTGTATTTCCTTAAGGTATTATTTCCAGACCACCACCACCAGATGATCCGCCACCGCCAGCACCCGAAGAAGGCGGATCCCCAAGGTCTGGCGTTATGATAGTCCCAACATAATGACGACCACTATCTTCAGCTAGTTCAGTAATTTTTGTTGTCGCAATATACGTGACTGCGCCACCCTCAAACAGTGGATCATCAGCATAAATATAGTGAACCGTATTAACCACCAATCCCGCCACTGATCCCGCATTTATAAACTGTTGGCCGAACCCTGTAAATAGTGTGTGCGCTGCAATGTCAATCGTCGCCACACCACCCGACTCACTGGCGGTCAAAAATACTGTGCTGAGTGGGTCAGTTGTCACCAGAGTCCCAGCAACTTGCAGGGCCGGTAAATTTCGCTGGTCATTGTGCTTTTCGTTTTTAACTGACGTAGCGACAGAGAAAACAGGTTGTTCATCAACCGTTGCCTGCCAACCATATATTGTGTCGTCTTCTTCAAGCAGCGTCATTGGAAAGACAAACCCTATGTTATTCTGATCATCCTTGACGAACCTGATTCCCCACTCTTGAATGATATATTTTTCGTTAGTAATATTGAATGGTGTATAGGTGAAATTCACAGTATCCATGGCCTGATCTTGAAGACCCACAGCATTGAACGTTAAATCAAGTTGACGTTGGAATCTGTTCCTGAATAAGAAAATCTTTGATATCCGTTGGGCCCGAACTGCATTCGTGGTGAAAGGTAAGTCAAGCTGCAACCATTGTTCGTTGCCCCCATCCTCAGTGACAAAAGCAGAAGGTTGTAGGGGTGTATAGTCTCTAATCTGGAAGTCTTCATCTTCAGAAGCAAACACACCCCGCACACCGTTGGATTTTGAGGCAAGGCTATTTTGGGCCCGGAAACTGATCCCCCCGACCAGGTCGTTCGTGGTTCTGGATTTTATCGCTGCCCGTGGTGCGCCGGCATAAACCCGCCACTTGCCTGATTGCGGTACAACGTTTCCTGCCATGGAGCTAGCCAACATATCCAAATTTGTTCTGTGGTCGTTTTGAGGATCAACAATTCCATCGCAAGTATATCTTGACTGTGTCTGTAATAATGTTGCATCGAACCCCGTATCAAACCCACTATCAAACCCCGCGGCTTTCACAGGTATTTGCTCATCACAAATATTCGCTTCTGCAATAATGTTTGGCCAGTCGATTCGAGTTTCTGCAAACCCCATCCCTGCAATCAGAACCCCGTCGTATGTGCCTGGCGTGTTATTGATCCGGATGCCTCGCAAATAATCGACAATACACAATGCAGGATTATTTGAAAATTCCCAGGTGGTTGGGTCTTCCCGTCGATGCGTTCCAGATCCGCCGTTCGTGTCATCTTTCCGAGGATCATAAATTTTCCGGCCTTTAATGATTTGCACAGGATTTTGAAAACCCTGCTTGAATTTTTCCGGATCAAAAACCAGTTTGAAATGGTAATAAGCTATTCCACGTAAACGGTGGGCGGCGGTCCATTTTGCTGAATTGGCGTCAAGATTTACGTCAACGGTTTGGGCATCGGTCCCAAGGTGGTTGAATCTTTGCATGACTCCGGCAAATGTTCCGGTGGCGTTATCCCCAGTGAATGGAACTTCAACACCACCAAAAGTAAATTTTTCAAACGATTCAATTTCGTGGCCGGCCACCGCAATTATGAGGGACATGAATTTATTATTTGGCCCGTATGCTTCCCGATAAAGCAATGATCCAGATGTTGCAGCCGTACCATATACAATCTGCCTTGTGGCTGCCGTATCAATTCGAAGCTGAAGATTAACACCCTGTTGATTAGTCAGATTTCCGGCCTGGGGTTTAGGCCCAAGCAATGCCGATACTGAACTGAGCCCCACTACAACACCGGCCTTGATCAAAAACGGATTGCCTGTTAAAACTCCAGCCGTGATCAATACAGCACTCGCAATGAATCCCCCTACTTTTTTAACAAATTTACCCAATTTTAAACACCTTCATAAGCTTCAAGGTGGGATATTCAATCAAACCTTCAGGCTCCACAAAAACAGACTGTTGACCAAGACACATGCCGATAACCGGGCCATCATCCCGAAGCGTGTAAACAACATCACCACGCATGGCGTTGTGGATTGGCAGGGCTGGCCCCAGAACGTCTTCAAGAGTGTCTGATAGGTTACGCTGCCCATGGGCTCTAATGGCTCTTAGGGCCCCTCTTTTGCTACCATATGTTATGAATGCTTCAGTGACTGGATTATGACCAGTGATCACCTTGACGGCTTCCCCACACATCCGGCAACAATCCCACGATCGCCAGTCAAAACCTTTCGTACGGATGCCATCAATGAAACGAATGAAATCAATTTCCCATGTGTGTGTTCTAATCAAAACCTGATCCTTTGGCCAAGATCCCCGTCACCGCCTGGATCTGTCCCGCTGCCACGGCCCACCGTTGACACATCGCCCGAATTTCCCCAAATAATTTGTTCATCTAAATCAGTGACATGTGAAAGCCCTAAATCTCCATCAAAAATCTTTTGCTGTGCGTCATTGGTCATTCTGACAAAATTATTCCGAGTCAATAAAGCTGTTTCTGTTACAAGATCAATCGTGATCCCTCCCCCGTCCGCATCAACAGCTAATTGAATTTGATCGATAAACCCAACGGCAAGAATAACAGTACCCAAAACAACCCGATCGTCATCAAAGAACACAATCAAAAATTCGAACGGTCGGAATGTTGTATCCTGAGTTGTCACCTCGTCCACAAGTTCAGGCATTAAATCCGTCATGATGTGAGACAGGGTGGCCTTAAGAACCACGTCAGTTAAGTCCGTGACCTCAGTGACTCCGGACAGGCTGCCCATGTCTCCCAGGCCTTGCCAGGTTTTACTATTGGCGATAAGCTCACCACCCCCAGACCAAACGTTTACCGTACCAGAATCGAAGCCAAGCTCAAGAAGCAGGCCCCAATTCTGCTTACCACTGGAAATAACAGTATCAACTGGTCCGGTGAGTGATCGAGTCATCAGACACCCTCAAGAGTTTTAATCCGGCCCTCAAGTTCTTGAACATAGGCCAGTATAGGTGAAATAAATTCTGACAAGCGCAGGACGTGTGTATCTTCACCTTCTTCATCATGATAAGCATAACCGGCCCAATCAGTCACACCTGCGTCATCCATTGCTTGTTTGACATCTTGCGCCATGAAACCAGTGTGAGGGCGACCATGTGAAACAACAACTTTTTTTTCTGCCGGCGCGGTGTAATTCTCCATCACTGGCATAGGATGTTTTACAACTTTGCCTTTCTTGTCCTTTATCGAATTACCGCTTGCGTCCTTTACCGTCACCATTTTAAAAACTGACCTCTCCACATCCACAGTTGTGAGTACAGGAACACCATTGATTATTTCAATTTTTTGCTCTTGAACGATTTCGGTTTTTTGCCGTTCCAGGGTTTGTGCCGGGATAGCATCTTTTATGGTTTTAGATTTGAATGAGAAAACGCGAGGCTTTAAAAGTTTCATGACAGGAATCAGATCAGACGCACTTCCCAGATCATTTTTTCGGCGCTTGTCTGAAACTGTGGGTGCATTTTGTACGAACAGATTATTCCATTCTTTTGTAGTTGAACCAAGGTCCAAGGTTTCTGTTACAGCTGGGTCAACATCACCGCTGAATGTCCCTGCGCCAGTATTGCTAATATTAAATATTCCGGATCCTGCTGAATCTCTGAACTCATACGCAAGTGCTGAACCGTTTGATTTGAAGTTCATTCCACCAGCGGCATCACCGTTGATCTGCCAATCACCATTCGCAGCAACTGCTATTGCAGTAGCGGTAGATCCTCTAATTGCGCCGCCGGTGGCAATACTGAATAAAGCCGCGCCAGCCCCATTTCTGAATTCATACGCAAATACAGTACCGTTTGATCTGAGATTCATGCCACCAGCAGCATCACCGTTTATCTGCCAGTCACCATTCGTTGCAACTGCAATCGGAGCAGCGGCGGCACCTTTGATGGATTTTGAAAGTATGTTGTTGCCCGATCCATCGTATGTTATCGCATTAGGGCCGGCTGCTTCGAAAGTTATCTGGCCAAAAATTTCGTCAAAATTATCATTGATTTTGTCGCCACCGGTTCGCAAATCATCGCCAGTATCATCATTTGGAACAGTGCCCAATCCGATTGATTGTTGTGCATAAGCTGCCATTTTTTCTTCTCCTAAATTATTGCATTATCAAAAGTGATCATGTCATTGTCAAAGGTTATGTTTGAATTATCAAACGTAAAGACGTCATTTATTGCTTGCCACCCACCCTGCAAGGTCATGGTAATATCCGCTGTTACCGCTTCTTCCACCGCGCCGGTCCGAGTCAAACTTGTCACAAATGCGATCGCCTGTTCTTTGTCCACGCCTTTGAATTGTCGCCTTACAAAAATTGGTTGCCGTGTTCTAATCCGGTTTTGAATTTCTGTAAATGCCGCATCCGATGGTATAATAAAATCTGTTATATCTAAAACAGTCTTTTTCTGGCCTGATATTGGTTGAAAATTACCCCCGTCACCTTTGCTTGAAACATCAACTTCAGCCCCGGTTTCATCCCAGGAAAAATTTGTTTGCCCTCCAAGCGATGTATAAACGTTTGGTTGACCGTTTCCGGTTCTTATCACCGCTGCAATCGTGGTGCCGTTATCAACTGACGATACTGCCATTATATCACCTCTTCAAATCCTATTGTTATGGGCAAAAATGCCACCTCATCCGTCTGGAAGGGTATTGTGCTGCTTATTCGCCGGGCAATTATTTGAGCCTTTTTGGTTTTAATCAGGGTATTATCCGCGGGGCTGGTCCTGATTGCTGGTTCAAATTGTAATGTGACCTTTCCAAACGCATCGGTCACCGCGTCCTCAGTCAACATATGAGCCTGGACTTGTTGCTGGAACATGTCCCCAGTCTTCATTATAGTGACACTCACGGGCCAGTCACGGGTGTTTAAACTGTCTCCCGACTGGCCTGCACCGTCCACGGCTCCAACCCCTGGGAATTCCCCCGCATCAAAGGTTATTATATCAGAATCAAATTTATCTGTCGTGCTGTCAAATGTTGGGCCCGGGTTAATGATAAACGTCTGGGGAAATTCTCTTTCTGCGTCATGCACTAAAAACGTTTTTTGACGACCCTTGAGCGAATTAATCCAACCAGTCAAATTTAACCAATCTGATTTTTTTAAGTTGTTTGTTGTGAGCAAACCGGTGAACCGGTCGGTTGTTCCGGCACCATGGGATTGAGTGTTGACTATTCTGGAAATATCACTTTCGAAAACCGTGTCATTCACATCAAGGGTAAAACTATCTTTGGCAGTTTTTAAACCAGTAGGTAATTCCCGGGGAAAAATTATGGTCAAACGCGCCTCCCACTCAGTGCCGCAATGGTTGCTTGTTTGGATGCATTGATCAGAAGTGGGGCCAGGTTGGCTATTTCTTCCCGAACCGTGGCTTTCACATCCGGTGTGAAATTATTGATCTGGGTGATTGAGACATTGTCATTGCTGACACCCTCCGCACTGATACCGAGGCCGCCCCCGGCCACCCGGGTTAAGGGGAATATTGCTTCATTACCAGCCTCACCGGCCAGACCCTGGCCACCATTCGCCATGGGAAAGGTTGTTCGACCGGAAATGATCCCACCGTCAGCAAACGGCACCGGTGCGCCGCCACTGAAAACATTACCCTTGGCGGATCCAAACAGACTGCCTAAGAGCCCACCACCGCCCGGGGCACCAACTAGACTACTGATTATCGAACTGATAATCGCATTTGCAACATTTCGCAAGGCATCAAGGGCGGACGTTGCACCGGTAACCACACTAGTGATCGAACTTGAAATCGTTCCACTGACATCAGTCAAGACCCCTTTGATTGAATCGGCTGTGGATTTCGTTTTTGTTTCCAAATTACCAATACCATCAGTCAGTTTTTTTAAAGTCTCATCAAAATTTGCACTGATTGATTTATTTAATTCGGTGATTGAGTCTTTAAATTTCCCGGCAAGTTCTGGAAATTTGTTTGCAAGGGCATCAAAGCCAGGTATATCAATGGCTCCGGCAAGAATATTTTTGATAGCCTCAAAGCTTGTTTTTATACCGGCTCGGATTCCGTCAATATCCGCAACAAACTGATCTTTGGTTGCCTTAAATTCAAATGCATTTTTAATATCATCTCTAATTTTTTGCAGATCATTTTCGGTAGGGCCTTCAATGCGGAACTTTATAGCGTCTAAACCCACCAGGTCACGCACTGTGTTAATGCCGTCAATTATTTTATTGATAACTGCAGCAAACCCTTGCGCGATAAGTGCAAAAGAAAGTTTGAACGGTCCAAATATTATCGTTCCGAGACCCTTGAATGCCTCGACAATCGTTTTTCGAAAAAGAAATATTGAAGTTCCAGCAATAACAATCAATCCAGGAATGGAGAATATAGCCCCAAGAATTGACCCGACAGCCGTCAAAGCCACGCGACTTAAAAGAATGAACCCGGTCGCCACCACTTTCAAAGCTGTCACCACACTGGCAATCGCGCCCAGCATGAGGCCAAAGATGATCAGTGCCGGGCCCAGGGCTGCAGCCAAAGCCAATCCGGTTAAAATTGTTTCTTGCATTTCCGGGGCTAAATTTGCAAAGGCATTTCCCGCCGTGATCACCGCCGCCGCTATTTTAGTGATTACCGGGGCCAGTATGGGTAATATGACCTGGCCTAATTGTGTGGCCGCCGTCTGCATGCTGACCATGGCCTGGGTGAATTTAAACGCGCCGGTATCGGCAACCGATCGAAAAGCTTTGTCTAAATCGTTCTCTGTGGTTTCTGCCAATGCTTTAAAAGTATCATCAACAATACCGGCGTCAATATTTAGGATCCCCATGGCACCGGCGAGGGCTGAACTATCTTGAAAAAGCTCGCTGAGTCGTGTTCCGGTTCGATTGGCTTCAGTTTGGAGGGTTCGCAAGGTGACAAGCAACCCGTCCTGTTGTAATTTGTCCTGAACATCCTGAAAGCTTAACCCAAGTTTTTTCAATGCCTCTTCAAGTATGGGTGTGGACCGAAGCAAACCTCTAAAAAGTGCTTCCAGTTGGGTGGCTGCAACCGCTGCATTAGGAGCAGTAAGCGAAATCACCGCCATGGCCGCCCCGGCTTCATTAAGGGCGATGCCCAGGGCTGCAGCGAATGGCGTTACCCTGGAAAATGTATTGGCCAATTCCGAACCTTCGAGATTCCCTTTTTTAACGATATTGACAAGAGTTGATATGGTTTGGGCGGCTGTAAGATTATCCTTGGCAAAGGCTTGCATTGCACTGGCCGTGGCTTTCGCCACATCCTCAGTCTGTCCCAAGCCAGCAGTGGCCGCCTTGGCCGATGCAGTTAAAAGATCAAGGGCTTTTTGTCCCCGGGCCCCCGCTGATGTGATAGTAAATAATGCTTGGGCAAGTTCGACCGGTCCCTTGCCTACTTGTGGCGCAAGCTCCAAAACGGACTTTCCCAACGAATCAACCTCATCAGCAGCCACACCAACCAGGCCGACAATCTTGGCCATATTTAATTCAAATGTTCCGGCGACTTTACCGGATGCAATACCAGCGGCCAATAGAGGGGCCGTCAACGCAATTGAAAGGGCTTTCCCTGCCCGGTCGGCACCTCTTTGGATATTGCGGAGACTGCTGGTGAATGACTTTTGGGCTTGGCCTAGGCCCCGCGTCAAAGTCGCGGTGTCAAGTGTTAATTCAACAAACCCTTCTGCAACTTTACTATCAACCATTGTCTGTCATCTTTTCTATTGCTGCTAACTGTTCTCTTGCGTGATCAGATGCGCTCTTTGCCAATCTTTTCGGTTTCAAAATCCCTAAAATTTCATGCTTTAAATCAGGCAATTTTTTCACCCTTTGATAATAAGCTGCCATCCATGCACCGGTTATCATTTGCACCCGTTCATTCTGTCGCCGATGTCCAGCAGCAAGAAACAATTCACGCGGGGTCATGGCCCAATATATCTCAGGCGTCAAACCAAGTTCGCCAATCGCTATGGCATAACCTTTTTCATAGGGGAAGAATCGGCCGGCTTCTTCCTCTACTTCGTGGGGTCCGTTGCTGTATCGTCCTCACCCTTTGGGGCATCTGGTGAGCTTGCAGCAAAGGCTTTACCGACCGCCTCCGCGAATTTTTGCATCCCTGACAGGTCGCCCATAAGGTCACCCACTTCATTGATCGTCAGGTTGGGTTTGTCCCAAATCAATCCCGCCCACACCATAGCCCGGACAGCACCAATAGAACCAGCCTGTGACGCTGCCATAAGCTGGTTCATGTCTTTATATTCTGTGGCGGCTTCAAGCTCACAAAGACTATTAACAGTATATTTAAACTGGTAAAGCTTGCCGTTAATTTTTGCTTTTGTCGGTTTCATTATACAATCGCCCCAGGTTGACCACACAGGGTACCAGACAGTGAATATGTTGCTGCTTCTTCATTGCCGCCTGTCCGGGTGAAAGAGGTAATGATATAATCAAACTGATCAACCTCAACACCGTTTTGGAAACGTCGAGCCCGTCCCGTTCCTGCCCCACGAATTGCCGTTTCGATCACGGCAATATCCGTATCAGCGTCAATGATCATTCCATCAACAGTGAATGTCGTTTTATATTGACCGGGGATGCCCTGAAAATTACCAGCAGAAGTTTTGCTTGAGACATCAATCTCAGCCCGGGTTTCTTCAAAGCTGAAATTTGTTTCTTCGGTGAAAAGATTATAAACATCAGGCCCGGTTGAAACGCGGTTCTTGATGGTGAAAAGTGTTCCGTTCAAAACTGTACTTAATGCCATTTTTATTCTCCTATGGACAGACTTGCATTGTCGCCTGTAGTGTTAATATTCTAGCGTAAACATCTTCTTCGTCCCTGGCAATTGGACCCGTAACGCTGGCGATTATAACGTCAAAACCTGTGATTGTGAATGGTTTCCTGTGAAAAAGAAATCTTACCCTTTCGGCAATGTCCTCAATCACATCAGTTGAACCACTTGCATTGGTCGCATAACATTTAATATCCCGCACAAAATCCCGCCCATCTGTGGTCTTGGTATCGAACGGCGTATCACTGACCTGCCCCGCCGTTACAATATAGGGCAATGTGGCTTTCAAGGGTGCCGGGTCCGTGGTGAATATCGCCGGGTCACTATCGAACGTTGATAAGAGCGCGGTCAATGTTGCGTCCCCATTCAACACATTAAAAATTGCTTTGGTGATTTCCCGGCTCATCCTAACAAGATCCTTTTGATTGTCTTCTTATTGCGGAAAAACACAGGTCGCAAAAAGGGACGGGCTTTTAATTTTCGGGTTCCAAATTCTAGGGCAAGTGGATAATCTTTCACATTTGTCCCATAACGACCAATAATTTTCCTGCCAACCTTTTCAACCTGAGTTGCAATAGAATTTCGCAATCGCCCCGTGACACGCTTGGGAAACTCGCCAGGTTTGGACGGGTCAAGCCCTGCCAGTGCCCTACCCGACCGTTTAGTTTGTTGGGTCCGGCTCAACCCTTTAACCGTCTCATCCCTCAGGAAAATGACAGTACGACCCATGCGGCGGACAAGATCCGCGTCAACTTCTTTTTGAAACTGTGCCCCCCGCCATCTAACGCCCCTGGTCATCCTGACAACCCCACCACTGTAAAATTAATACGTTTAATTGTCACATTTGCAGTACCAGATTCATTTGAAATGAATAATTCAATGAAATCATCTTCCGATAATGTCATGTGCCCGATTACTGATATTGAACTAATTTCAGACCCTGTCCCATGAGTACGCTCCTGAATTGTGGTAAGGCTTTCTGTGTCAACCACACTCCCATTTTTAGCTATTATAAAATTGATTAATTGGTTGTTTGATGCGGCGATCATTGAAATTGATATACCAATCACAAAGGTCCGATTATCCAAGAGTCCAATATATTGCAATCTGTTATCGGATGGCATGGTGAATTGTACAGAATTAGGAGTAACAACAGTTGTGCCAGCAGCTTTAACAAAAGTACTTATCGTTGCAATAACTGTTTCAACTTCTGCTGAAAGATGAAACCCGCCGAAGGGTGTTTGTCCTGATGCTATAATATTTTTGTTCAGTTCCCGGACGTCTTCAGGTGATACAAGACCTTGCGTATTATCAGGTATATTTGTATCTGCCTCGATGCATAGATCTTCAGATGTTTTTATAATCCCAGCAGCCATTACAGAATAACCTCCATCAGAATTTTAAGGTGATCAGGGGAAGACGGCGGCAAGAGTGAAAGAACTTTAAATTTCGTACCCAGTATTTCTTCCGTCACCACATCGTCCCGGATCACATCCACACCAGCCTCAAAATACCCCACATGGGTGACCCGGTCAGCGTCACGATTGGCGATAGTCCGGTCCCCAGCAGTCGCTGGATCAATCTTGGCCCTGAGTGTGGCAATGGTGGCCGGGGTCCGGGCATGGCCGCCGGCGCCGTCCGCCGCTGTCGTGTCTCGATCGATTGTCACAGTTTTATTTAATAGGTGCAGGATGCTCATATCATCACCGTTTTGACTGAGGCATAGGTGGGACATTTGATCGCGGACCCCTGTAACCACTTGTCGGCGGATTAGTTGAACCGCTTGACCGTGAATGAGACGTTCCGCCACCAATTAACACACCGATAACAAGACCAATAAAAAACCACATCATATCATGCTTGCCCATCTGCCTAATGCTCTGGCTGTCGTGGCGGGGATTATCCCGGACCCCTCGACATATGTTGTTGAATGATCACCGATTGACTCGGCCTTGATATCCCGTGACCGGGCCCGGGCATTGAACATACTGGTTACGATTTCAATGGCGGCATGTTGCAGGGATGCCGGCAGGGTTTCAACAGTCATGTTTATTCCCGGCCCGGCTGCCTCAGTCACTAGCGTTGCTGTCACGATAATCTTGGCACCCGTGCGACTTACCACCGGGAATGTTCCGTTATTGGCAGGGTCGGCAAAGCCAGTTACCTTGATCGCTTCACCCGCCACCAATAAGGGGAACACCCCAGAAAAATTAAATGAATTGTCAACTGAACTCGCGCTTATGTTGACATCGTTGATTATGTTATCCCCGGGCATTAAAAAACCACCTGTGTAATCGAATGACCAATCTGGTAAATCTTGGTAGTTGATTGCCTGTACGGTGAGGTCCGCCCGGTGCGCCTGGGTAGATTCAAACACTTTTTCCCGCGCGACGATTCCCGCATCAGCATCAATAATCCTTATATCAGTGATATCATCAAGAACCGTACCCCTTAACCTGACTACCTCGATAACCAGTACAGGCGGATAAAACAACAACAATCGTCTGAGCCCTGTACTAACTACATCATCTGTGACCGCCGCCCGGGCAAATTCCCGGCGCGTAAAATGTAAGATTTCATCAGTCGCGCGCACAATCAATTTATTGAGAAAGGCGTCATCCGTGGTGACAGTAATGCCTAGGGCCTCTTTGACATCTGCCAAAGAGGTGAAATCAGTATTAAACGGACGTGTGCGGAAAGTGATCATTTTTGAACAGGTGCCCCTGCTGGTTTGGTTTCGCGGTCATCCACAACACCGGGTGGGTTCGGTGGCCCTCCCTTGGCTTCTGCTTCTGCCTTGGCTCTTGCTTTTGCCTTGGCTTCTGCTAGGGCTCTTGCCTTGGCTTCGATTTTATCCTGGGCTTTTTCAGCAGCAGCCTCGGCTTTTGCTTCTGCTTTGGGGTCATAATGTTCAGCAACGCCATCCTTGACCAGATCATCAGCATGGTCATCTGGCCAGCCTGCTTTTTCGCCGGCACCATATCCATTATGGTTCGAAATATATTTTATAACTTTCATGATTTTTCTCACATTAAAGGGATGGAATGGGGGCCGAAACCCCCACCACAATATTAAATAGGTTCGACTTCAGAACCCCCAAGGGCCAGGGTCGACGCAACCGGAATAGCAGGGGTTGTGCCCCCCGTAAAGGCCACGGTTACCACCACTTTGATGAAGGCTTTCGCACCGCTCAAGTCAATATCGACTTCAGCGTCACTATCATCCGCCGTGATCTGGGTAATGGCCCCACCGGGGAAGTCAACAAAGCTCCCGCCGCTGGTCGCGCTGTCCTGGATCTTGGCATCCACAGTTTGAGCCGATGGGGCCCCTGTGGCCGCGCCAGCCGCCGCATGAAGGATACAAGAGTTAAACCCGGTCCGATCAATGGCCGCACCGGTAATGGTTGCTGCTGCACTGTCTTCGGGGTCAATGGCTTTTTGCAGTTTTACATAATCACCTGCATTAGTTCTACGAGTTGTCATAGTCTTTTCTCCAATTATGACTCGTTGATTTTAAAAGATTCCGTAACCTACGGGCAGTTAATTACCGTAGGTCACAGCGGTCAATGTCGCAATTGCTTCATTGTGCTTCGGGATCATGTCATGAGCGGACATCATTTTGATAACCGTTTCATCATTGGCGAAAGCCGACCGATCATTGCCAGCTGAGTCTTTATATGTCGCCTCGGTTGACACTTTCAATCGGAATGAATCAATAGCGTCGAAAATAACTACTTCACTCATTTCAACAAGATAGATTTCCGATTCATCACCGCCACCACCAAGATTACCAGGAATATTATTGGTTTCATTCACTGGTTTACCACGAATATTACCGTTAAGCGCAAGTGTAAATTCGTTGGTTTCGCCACCTGCCGTTTTCAGATCTTCCAGGAAACCCATAGACTGAGTTGTCATCAACCATGTTGGCCTGATATTTGGCACGTTGGCATTGCCCAGGAAATCAATCAAGGCCCGGATATCAGCACGAACATCGGCAACAGCCTCACTAGTTTGCGCCTGGGTATTAGCTGCAAAGTTCAACAAACCCTTAGGCTCGAATTCAGTGCCGGTCCCGCGCAAGAATGCCAGGTCTTCCCGCAACGCCATGACCCGAAGTAAATCGTCTTGGGCGACACGCTGTGACTGCTGATTGGTGAAATCATTTAACAAATCAGAAATAGCGGTTAAAGATTCCAGGATATGCGGCGTTGGAATAATTTGATCATTGGTCAACTGGCTTGCATTGGTGGTCGTGCCTTCGCCTTTATACCGAGCAACCGCACCACCCGTGACACGGGCCTGTCGGAATGCGCCGGTGGGAATTTGGCGACTGGTTGCAAGGTTCCGAACAACAGCCATAGGTCGCAATAGCTCAATAATATCACTTGCAACTTCTTCAGTAATCAACACACCTCCGCTTACAAGGTTAGTCGTGTTCAAGGCTTTGCCAATATAAGGCAAGTCTTTGAACACCTTTTCAGCAAGCTCAAAGGCTTGTCGTTCGTTGGACTTCAATAGCCCAGTAAGGGCCATCAATTTACCAAGCTTCAGATTATCGTTTTCAGGGTTGCCAATAAAGTTCTTCGCCTGATCCTGATTCACTTGTTTGATGTGGTGGGCAAACGTTTCGAAAGTTTTATCTTCCTTTTTCTCGTTTGCTTTTTTATCGGCGGCCAATGCGTCGGCCACTGCTTTTGCTGATTTGTCAGAAATCATTTTCTCCAATTCAGATTGGGTGATTTCAACAACATTATCGTCTTTCTTTTTGCCTTCAGGCATAATTTTTCTCCAAAATTTGTTTTACATTTAACCTTGTGCAAGGTGTCGCGGCTATGCAGGCGCCTTATCAGGAACAATCCGAAACCGTTTTTCACCATGCAGTGAACGGGCCCGGGTTATGTCCGACGTTAATTCTTCAATTTGTGCGGATTGTTCTTCGACCGCCTTTCGTAATTCTGCTGTTTCTTTCAGTGCAGATTTTAACTGACTGGTCAACAGCTCAAGACCATTTTTGATTTGACCGTCACCATCTAACATCAGGGTAGAGTCTTTCAACGTCTGATCGTCAACAGCCCTGAACTCTGGGGGCTCTTTGTCAAATTCCCGATAATGCTTTGCCAGGTGATTATAAACCCCGCGCCGGTCGCTGTCTGGAATATCAACCCCGCCCCGGGCCCCCAGCAAGGCACCCATTGCCCCAACGACACCCCGGAACACCACAGCATGACTGCCCCGTTCCCGATGGTGAGGAAGCTTAAAATCACCTTTCTTGAGTTCTTCACCGGTTCGCTCGACAAACGTCGCCATAACCTGCAAATCATCAACATCAGCCGCCGCGACCTGTGCTGGGCCGTCCCACGCTTCTGTTTCAGGCGCGATGGGTGTTCCATCCGGATGCGCTTCAGCAAATGTAATCGTGTCTTTTTTCGCGGTGTTGATCGCTTTGCGGATCAGGTCACCGGCTTTGTTCATCTGCTGCCTTGAAAAAATCGCGCAATCTTTGGTTTTCTCCCAATCATCCAAATAATCTTTGAACCAATCCTTCATTGGCGCCAGGTCCAGGCCCTTGGCGGTTACCAAGGCTTCGGGATTGGATGGGATGGGAACAATGGAGAATTCAAGCAATTCCTGTTTGATGAATTGAATACCACCGTCGCTCCGTTCAAACTCAATCGGAGAAAAACCAACACTCGTCGCATTAAGAAAACCAGCCTTGACCATCCGGAAAACAGACTCAGCGAGCGGATTCATGCCAGCATCAGCAAACTTGACGGATGCTTTTAGGGCCCCGCCTTCCAGTCTAATATTCTCCGCCTTACCCACGGGCAATGATCTATTATCGTGACCAAAGAGAACCACAGGGTTTTTAAGAAAGTTCGTTAGGATCCAACCCTTGGGGTCAATTGTATCCCCGTCCCGGTCTTTCGCCGCTGTGGAAATGATGAAATCAACCGTCCTATCCTCATCGTCGTGAGAGAATTTAATTTCAGTTTTCGTTTTGAGCCTGACAATTTTCATGATGAATATTACCTGTTGTTGTTCGAATTTTCAAGAGCCTTGATTATAGCCCGTTCCTGGTCCCGGAAAGCACGCTTAAATATCCGGCGCAATGTCCCCTCATGTGAGCGTCGGCGGTCATCAAATATCTTAGAAACTTTCAATCTGAAATCCACAGAATTAGCTGCTGCCCTTGATTCTGGTGTGACAGCCAATACAGCACAGCGACAATTGATAGAGTTTTCCGCCCTTGAGAATTGACCGGGCCCCGCGCCTGTGTCGCCGTCTGGTGTTGTGAAGTCTTGCCCTACCTTAACAATGTCCCCATCAAGTGCAACGTGGCTATCCCTGACCCTACTATCAAAGGACGCAAGCCACATTTTTTCGCTCACACCTGCTTGTTTCATAGCCAATTCAGCAGAAAACGTTGAACCACGCACCGTTTCCGTTCGAGCAATGCTTTCTGCACGGGCAAGGCGAACATCAAACACCTGAGTCACCCGCTCAGTCAGCTTTGTAAATGAATCACCAGCCGCCACACCTTCAGCAAGCGTTGATTTAACGGCCCGTCGTGTTGTTTCATCAATAGCCCGTACACGAGCAGCCCCAAACTCCGACAGGAATACTTGAGAACGTGTATCGGCCAGATTGAAATCAAAAGTTATATCAAGCTGGTCGAATTGATCTTCCCCGAAATCACGGATAACTTCCCGCATGGCAATGGTTGCATCTGAGGCTGCACTATTACCAACCACAGCGTTCTCAATATCACGATCACTTGGTATGTTCTGCTTCATTATCAACGCTTGCGACCCTGTCAAACCGGTTTTGCGGTTGACCATAATTATAGAACGTTCTGCTGGTTCTGTGCCGCCATCGATATCACCTATCGTTAGGTTGAATGGAACGGCAAACACTTCATCGAAGCCGTCAATGTCTGGCTCATCAGCCGACCGGCGGATTTCATTTATACTAAAGGCGTGTGGGTGCTTGGCCATGATTTCGATCTTATCCGCTTTATCCTCTTGGATTGGATTCACAAAATCAAGAAACACATTGTCCCCAAACATCGGGGCAAGAGTTTTGTTCAGGCTGGATTTAATCAATTCGAGTTTAGGCGCAATGACAAACCGCATTGCGATTTTCATAGCTTCTTTTGATGTGGCTTGATTGCTGCTATCGACAATACCGAAAATCTCAGGCGGGAATCCATAGAACTGCATAATAGCATCACGATCAGAGTCGTTGATATCCTTGAGTGCTAGGTCTTTCAGTGCCTGACTCAACTCTTTGACCCAAACTTTGCCGGGCAAAAAGAATGGTTTATGTCGATTGAGCGCACCCGATAATTTTTGAAGCCATGATTCTTCGAGGGCTTTTTTAGCATCTTTGCCGATTGGGGTGCTTGCGTCATCACTGGCAATCAATAGATCAGGTCGGGCCCCGTTCTCAAAGAACGTTTTGGTAAATTTACGGGCATTAAAATCAGTTTCAAGAATATCCCCCAAGCTTTCCGCCACACCAATCGGGGCAAGGTATGGTTCGGCAGGGTCGGGAATCTTGATATGACAAATGTCTTCGGGCTTAAAGGTTAGGGTTTTCCCCTGATTGGCGTTGATTTCCCATTGACCAGTTCCCAGGGCCGGGCGCTCAGTGATCCAATTGGGCGGAATGGGCCAAAGGTCAGTGACAGGCACACCAGGCGTCACAGCACGCTTTAAGAGGATTGCTTCATTCGTTAGGCAAAGGTGCTTGATGATCAGTTGTCGATTGACCAGGCCAGAAAATTCACTATTACCATCGTCCATCAACTTCTCAAGGGGATGATCGAGAATCCGTTCACCGTCTTTATCAACGACGATCCAATCAATGGCCGCGCCAATTTCCGCTATCTTATCGACAACCTGACGCAACAAACGCCATTTGCCGTAATCTTCCAGTATCCTGTTATTTGTGAGACTGCCCCCGATGGTCGTTCGAGGCATAAAAATGGAAAACGCGTTTCCCTTGGCTGCCTTACTGAAAAACTTCATGTGAGGTCATCCCATTTGAAATGACTGCCACCACTTAATTCAGTCATGGCCCAAACGTTGGCGTCCATTCTGTCGGGGCTACCGTCGCGGGTTCGGTCGTAATCTAACGTGAATTCTGCCATTTGATCCTCAAGCGTTGGGAATGATCCGACATGATGGACTTGCGCCTTTTCATAGAGCATTGCGATTGGTTCGGCCCGTATCGTTTTGCCGCGTGTTGCGATGACTTTGTTATAACTAACATTTTTATCCACGTTACGCAAGACCGCCTCAATCATATCCCCGCCGTTGTTGGCTTCACCTATGATTTTATCAGCTTGCCACTTATCATAGGCCGTTACCGCGACCCGGGCCCACTCAGTCGGCGCATACCGTCCGGATAGGTCTTCAAGTACGAAATATTCTTCATCCCTACGGGCTGCCACAATGATACCTGTTTCGTCTGATTCCTCACCCGACGTTACAGCGGGGTCAATGGCGACAACGATGCGATCCATGGCGTTTTTATCAATCGATTTAACCCTGTCCCGATCAAACCAAGCACGATTCCATAGAGCCCCGGCGACATCTTCCAGGATTTCGGCGTTAATTTCCTGGCGTCCCTTACGGGTTCCTTCATACCGCTTGACGATCTTATCAAAGAATGCCTTGGGAAGATTAGCCTGGTTCTCGTATGTGGTGCCCCGGGTGATAGCAGTAGTTTCATCCCTCAAAAGCTCTTTAAAGAACTTAAGGGGTCGCGGGGTGGTCGTCACACATACCTGAGGATCGACACCCAAACGCAAACCAAACAGAAGATTATCCCATGTGTCCTTAAGATATTTCCATTTGGCCGGTTCATCGCACCAAGCGTAATGATGTTGAGGGCCGCGGAGTTGGTCGGGTTCTTCTGCTGAATATGTCTTTGCTATGGATCCATTAGGCCAAGTCAGTTGGCGTTTGGAAGGCTCGTAGCGGGGTCTATTCCATGGTGGGCAGACTTCCATAATCCCGCTTTCCCCCTCGATCATCACGTCCCTTGCATCCGCTGCAGTCTCAGCCACCAATGCAAGTCTAAGCTTTGTTTTCGGATTGCTTTCAACAAGATTTCTTATCCATTCGGCGCCCATGCGGGTTTTACCATACCCACGACCAGCAAGCACTAACCAACAGAACCAAAGGCCCTCAGGGGCAAGTTGCTTATCTCTGGCCCACTGCTCCCATTTATAGTTTAAAACGGCCCGTTCAGCTTCAGTTAATTCTGGTACTAGTTTCTGAAGTTCGTTCAGCGTCAATCGCATGTAATTTTTCCTCAAGGGATTCTTGTGCTTGGGTTATTTTAGCGGTGAATTCATGCTCAACCTTAACATTCGTTTGGTCGCGCCATTGTTCAGGTTGACGATTTTTCAGCCAGAATATACATGATGTTGGGTCAGGCGGATAGTGCTTCATTATCGGCGTTATCTTGATCAGACCCTTAAAATTGGAGATATGGACGTCTGCATGACTATAACCAATCGCCCTTTGAAACAATGACTTACGCACCCTACCGTCCGCCTCGTCCTTGCCTTCTTTTAGGGACTGGAGGAATTGAGGATGCATGATCTTCCAGGTATTAACCGTTTTCTCATCAACGCAGAAGAACGTGGCAAGCTCTTTATCCGTCGCCCCCAATAGACACAGTTCTCTAGCTTGGCGGCAATACATGGGTTTATATTTGCTTGGTCGTCCTGCTGGCATTTGTTGCACCTTTAAATTAAGTAGCTGTGCCCATAAATTCCCATGTATTACCGTGCGCCGCGATAGGTTAACTCGTAGTGAGCATTTACGGTGAAGACCACAGCCAAGGCCAGGGGAGGAGCGGCAATGTCTAACGTTACAATAATCTGTTTCGTATCCTATTGCAAGTTGCCAATAATCCACCTGACCTATGGCATCCAAAAATCGTTTAAAATCAATCGTTTGCAAGGTAGAATCAATATGTTGACAGACATTGACGTTGGGTATGGCATCCAAAAATCGTTTAAAATCAATCACTTATAACGTAAAAACATCATGTAACAAATATTAGGAGTTCCCTAGGGTAAAATGCTGTAATACTTAACACAGTATGTATGACAGCATGTATGACAGGATTCCGCCTGGGAGAGTCAAAAACAGGTTCTCTAAGGCGTCTTATAGTAACCTCTTGATTCTAAAGGCGTATAGGTCGACGGAAGGGGTGATTTCCCAATGGCGTCTCTGCCAACATGTGCAACTACACGATCGTTTAAAATCAAGGGGTTAGCAATTTTGCTATATTACAGGTTGACATACTTAGTGTGTTATGCGACAACAATACAGTTAGTTACAAACTAAATAAGGATAATAAGAAATGAAATGTTATCACATCAATACCGGTAAGAAAAAACAACATATGCGGATTCATACCCGTGCTTGGGTCGATACGGCCATAAAAATGACGTCTCAACGGGTGGATGATTTCACCGTCCAAGAGTTGGAAGTTTGGGCAGATGCAACAAGAAGTCAAAACATCGTCGGGTATGTCATTAAAGATTTAGCATCAGACATGTTTGTTTGTGGTCGTCACGCAAAGGGTAAAGCGGTTCTTGACAGTAACCAACCACCTAGGGGATATCGGTCTTTGCGTAGTGCCCATAAGGCGACCTGTTTATTTCAGGCTGCTAATCCCGGTATAATTTTAAACCTAGTAATATTGGGGCTACGATTGATCAGAGAGTATGACCCGAAAATTGACACCATGTCACCAGTGAGCAACGAAGATGTATTAGACACGCTTGGGCCCATCGCTGCAGCGTTTGCCACACCCCCAACGCCACCCGTGCGCGCGCTCATACCCCCAGCGCCACCCACACCCCCAACGCCACCCGGGCCCATCGGGGGCCCTCCACGACCACCACAGCCGGTGAAGGGCCCAGGGTCATGATTAAGCAACTTTTGATTATCCGTGGTGACGACAGAAAACCACTCTGCTATCTAAAGAAGGAAGATGTCAGATTCGGTTGTTATAAGCGTTGGTGTACGATCACCCCGGGCAAAGTTGTGAAACCCAGAGAATCAATCAATGCCGATCTTTTGGGGTGGGTGATCGCTCATAACACGGGTTTTCTGTCCCACAGTCCCAATCAAAAACGAATTATGATTTTCAAATATGTGGCGCATGCTCAGACAAGAATCGAACAGCATCGCCGTAAATATAATTCGTTAAAAGGCCCACGATTAATGGCACTTGTCCGGGATGCCCGACAGGTCGAATACTGGAGAAAAGAATAATGACCGTGGATGACCGAAAACGCTTGGCTATAACTCAAAAAATGGCCGATCAAGAATATTGGCAGCCAGTAAAATACGTAAGTCCAATAGTCGAATATAAACTTTATTCCCGGCGTGGGAAGCTAGCCTTTAGAAATGTGAAAACTGGGGAAATGTCCCCAGTAGAATTAAAAGCCCTTTAACAAAAGGAAACACCGACATGATTAAAGCATGGTTGATTGACAGCGGCAGACTAGCCCTAGGTTATACTTATGGGTGCGATGTGTTTAAATTTTACACTTATAATGACGAAAGGGTTATCCGATTTTCCCGACAAAGTGACGCGGACAGGGTCATCCATTTAATGAGACGTGAAGACCCAAAGAAAGCCGCCAACCTGATTCCCGTTGAACATATTTGGAGCGATTAAAATGAATATATCAGAACAATACACCGCATCAAGAGAGAAGCGGGAAAAAGCGGTTGACGAAATATCCCGCGAAATTCATCGGATCGAATGTGGAAAGAGTCGACTTTCCCACAACGACCATAATCATTTGATGCAGATGAAAAACCAAATGCATCAATTGAAAAAAGAAAGATACCGGGAAACTCTATATAAAGGTCAGGATTTCGTGGGGTATGCCTTGCTCAATCAATATGACATGAACCTGTTGAAAAAAGGATGTATGTTAACCGCGAATCCTATGGATAAAGATTCTGTTTTCCGTCCCACTAAACCTACAGATTTTTGGTGTTTGGAATGGGTCGAAGACTGTGTAAAAATAGTAGCCGCTGGCAAATTAAGAAATCTATATCTTTCATTCGATTGCCATATTCTCCTTAATCAAACGGCAATTAATCATAGGTAGTTGACACTCTGGAAAGAAGTTGTTATAAATCTGTTTCCCTACCCCAGAAACTTTAACGGTACCGTGTTGCGTATCGGGGCCGTATTTTTATGATACTGCATAACCCTGGGCCACCATGTAAGCCTTCTTTACTTCATGTCCTGGCACCCTAGTCAGCCCACCAAACGCTTGAATATAAAGAACTGGACGCGCTTTAGGGCCCTCTAAAAATATATAACCACTTGCCCGACCGTCTTTCAATTCTGGGTGTCTGATATATCCCAGATCATCAAGCATCTGACTGACTTTGTTACGGTTCATTCTGATACGGTGATTATCCAATAATTCCTTAAGTTTGATCGATGAAATCCAACCACCACAGAACCCCGGTTCCCCGGCTTCCACTGCCTCAATAATCTCTTGTTCGGCTCTACCCATACTTTCACGTATGGCGGCCTCGTTGCTGCTGGTGTCCGGCGCAACATGGCAAGTTGTCGCCGGGTTAAATTCATCATTGATTGGGAGATTCTTCAAGTAATGCGCCACATATGCATAACCACCAGATGCAAGCCAAGAAAACAGTCTGGGGAAATATTCACCGGTCATCCCGTCCCGCGCCAGGTCGGGTGCATGCTGTTGGGCTGTGAAGAATATAGAATATCGCCGCCCATTCCGTTGCTTTATGACGGCGTCACGATGGTTTGTTGTGAATATCCAATTAGCGCGATTATCACCTGTCACCTGATCGCCACCTTTTTTCTGAATTTCAATTCGATCATCAGTAACGAATTTTTTCAATGCGTCCTGAATATCCTGATTACCTTTGAAGTGGATTTCATCACAAGCTATTAATAATTTCCCGTAGATCCAATGATTGAATTTATTGGCTATGTCGTCGGCATTCGGTTTATGGGTGTATCGTTCCCCGATAGCTTTGGATAACGCCTTGACCATCAGTGATTTACCGTTACCTTCCACACCCTGGATCACCGGACACCATTGAAATTTGACCCCGGGATACTGAACGCAGGCCGCGATGTATGAAATGAGGATTTCTTGATCCCTGGGATCCGGAATAAGTTTGGCGATATGATTTAAGAATGGTGTCACATCGCCCGGCCGCATATCCACATTGGCCGGAACGTATGTATTGACCAGTGTACGACCTTCTTCGTTAACACAGGCCCCTGGGGGCACCTCCGGCCTGAAACAAAGCCCTTGAGCCTTGGGGAACATAGCGATTCTGGATTGGGTGAAAGCCTCCCATGCGTTTATCGTGAGCTTACCATTAAAATCAAATGAGAATTCATACCCCCCATACATCGCTTTGAATTGCTCCGTGCCAAGCAACGACCCATCTGGGATTAATATCTTGTGAGGATCCTGAATATAAATACAGCCTTCGAAGTGAATTCTTTGCTGCTCAACATCAAGAAACTGCAAGCCCTGCCTATATTGAAACATGGTGTTGGTTTCGGTGGGTTCGACCGGGGCCGCGTCACCTGGCGCAACGTTGGTATAGACATTTTGAGTGACTCTGCAAGCTTCCAGGATGGTGTTTCGCATGTAATCCACACGTTCCCACTTGGGACGCATCAGGGCCGACATTCTGAAAAGGCGGTCTATCCTGGCGCAATCTTTCCCGGTCCAGAACGCAAGATGAAGACATAAACCCATATCAGCACTTGAGTGATCGAAGGATTTATCTGAAGAACTTGGATAAGTTAAAGAGAGTGCATCAACGCTACCGGCCCACAGATCCTGCACCGTGGCCTTACCCCCACCTGACTGACCATCAAACGCCATTCCCGCGGTGATTTTCCGCCCACCACTGGCCAACATCTTTGATATTAATTCACTATCATCCTGTGACCCTGTGAACTCAGCAACAGGGGTATCAGTCCAGTTTGCAGGGACGTTTGATACTGACCCACCAACCTGGGCAATGACGGCATTCAGGGCCCCGGTGTGGTCCGTATTGGCGTCACCTGTGGGACTGTGACCCAAGGCAATAAAACGCTTTCTGGTGTAAACCTCAAGCCCTGGCAAATCTTTGATTTTAACCCTGTGTTCTCCTGGCAACGCATCATATCGACCAAAGATGTGCAAGCCTGTTCCTGAATAAGAAATTTCCACAGCGGCGCCGGCGAAAAATTCTATCATGCTTAAAGCGTATGGTGACCACTGGCCGTCCGGCAATAATTGATTATCAAGATCAATACAGAAAAACGGGTCATTCTCAGTCAGAACAAAAGCCACCCCACATTTATGAAATTGGGCCAGTCTAACCGCTTCGTCCGCTGTCATCCAGTATTGTGGATCGTGTGCGCTCGCTGCTTGTCCGGTCTGAGAATCAAAGGGAATCTTGCTTAATTTCGGTTGTCCCCTGTCTTCCAGCCGCCACAACATGAATTGACGAAAATCTGTAAGTGGCACCAGCGGCGCCTCTAATATAAAATCCATTCCTCACCGCCTGTAATTATACTAGTGTTTTGAGTGCTGCATTTCGTAAATCATCATGCATAAGATCTGCAGCCGGTTCCTTATTTACAATGGCAACAGCCAGAATATCAAGGTCACCGCGAATTATGGCCATCCTGATCACGGCGTGTCGAATGCCTGCAAGTGAAGAAAAATAATATTTAACCGTGGATTTACTGCATTTCACTGGGCAACCTTGGGCAATATTTGCAATGCTCATTGTCATCAGGTTTCCGCCCTGGGCAAGCTTAAAAGCTGAATCAAGAATTTGGTTTTTGCGTTGTTCAGGGGTGAGCCTGACTGTGGTGTATTTACTCATGTCATCGAGCTTTCTTCTAGTTTTTTACCTTCTGGCAATTGCAACCGTCTCCAGAACCAGATTGATAAATCATAGTCCGCCTCAATCATTGGATCATGTTCATCATCGTTTAAAACCCAACAACATCCTTCATCCTCATTGCTGGCGTCCCACCATGCTATATACACGCACGGCATGACTGAATTAAAATGCATCAATTCTAATATTGTTCCGTCTTTGAGGGCTGTGGCCATGGTCTGCCAGCCATATTCATCTACCATTTTTTAAACCTTTCAATAGCATTTATATAATCATCTTTTGACGGAGCAAAGCAACCTATCCCACCCATGGCCCTAACAGTCATCAGGAAATTTTGTTGCGCTTGGCCTGTTTCGTCAGATGGTAAAAGTTTCCAGCCGGATTTTTTGACCTCAGCAGCAGTGAAAACTCCGAAGTGTCGCCCCACATGATGGGGTTCTACCAATACTGAAGTTATCCCGATCAGATCAGATGATTTGAAAACAGAATTAATTTTCTTGGAATCATTTGCCAAACCATAACGAATGTGACGATCACCATCAGTGGCAACACCATTGTTATTCCGCCACAGTGCCCCGTACCTGGGGGATTCGAGTCTGATAGTAGCTTGAACTGCTGCTTCACTGGTTGGAAACCCTGTTCCTATAGGCGTGACTGGATTTAAGGCTTGAATCAACTCATCAACAGCCAAAGAACTGACATGGTGTTTCATGCACCAAGCGTGTATTTCAGGGGTCATCAGTTGTCTCCTTTTCTAAATGTTTAGGCGGATATTCACCGATTAAACCATGTGACTCAAAATCTTTAAATTGAATCTGTTCGCATCTTGGGCAAAACGTATCCGGGGTCGTCTCAGCATTAATCTGGGGTATGGAATAGCCGTCTATTGTGCAGCGGCGAAATTCTGCGAACTTAGCACCCAACTTGATCACATTAGTCAATTTCTCCACGTCCTTGTATGAATGTTGAAATTTTTCAGTTCTTTTTTAAAGGCGATTAAGTCGGAACTGTCACAATGTCTGAGGCGACCCACTAAAAGCTCCGCGATCGAGGCTGCAACACTGTCAGCATTACGCATAACTTCATTGGCTTCAATCACCGTTCGTTTCATTTGCCATAGTTTTTGAATGGTGTCAGTCATTTTCTCCTCCTGCGTCTATGATTAAGATTAATTCGTTGGTGGAATTTCAATGGTTTCCCAGGCTTTTCAAAAACCTCAACATGGTTCATTGGGGGGATGGTGAGCGATTGAAGATCTTCGGGTTTGACCCCACCAAACTCATTGCACAACTTTGAGAATTCTCGCATGACATCACAAGTTGGACCAACGGCTGCTTGAAGCCGCTGAAAAGATCGATCTAGTTGGTCAAGTTCCTGATTTGACCAAAGAAATCGTCTATCACATCCTGCGTCTATCACAACGGGGTTGTGGTTGCTGTTGGCTATAAAACTACCTGACATTCAATTTCTCCTTCAGTTTAATTGCGTCCTTGGTACCCAGTGCCATAGCGGACATGACATCAATACTAAACCGCCAATAGAATTCTTTCTGTATTTCAGAATCACCCATGCCGGCCGCATGACGCGACCCACCCCATACGGCCATAGCTTCCCTGAGATTGACTTGACTGGCAAGCTTATCATTTTGATTGTTCGCGGCGGCCCGGGCAACAATATCATTATGCCCTTGGTTTTTCATCCAGGTTTCAATCTGACCCGGCGATAAATCCGCTTTGTTAATCTCACCCCTCATTTTTCTAAGTGTGGCTTCATCCAATTCGAACAGATCACCGTCAACAAATTCAACACTGGTTCGGGCTTCTGGTTCGGCCTTGTGGCCACAGTGGGGACAAGTCGATAGAAAGCCACTGTAGGGCATGAAACACGCCACACATGCCGTAACCGGTGGCACATCCTTATTCGCACCACGGGTGGCTTTGTCACGTCGATCAAGGGTCCATACACGCGGGGCATCCGGTAACCCATGGCGAACAACATTCCTGACATGGTCAATAATTATCCCGTGGGTTTTTCCTGGGTGTGGTCGTAAGGCCCTGCCAAATTGCTGAGAATATAACCCAAACGATTGAGTCGGACGGGCCATAGAAACGACCTCCACAGCCGGTAAATCAAAACCTTCCCCGAACAAATCAACATTGACTAGTTGCAACAATTCCTTATTTTTCAGGCGCCTGACTGCCTCGTTCCGAATGTGATCCGGGGTTTTTGCGTTGATCATCATTGCCGGCACACCCGCTTGATTATATCGGTTTGCTATATTTCCAGCGGTTTCAACGTCAGTTGCAAAAGTTATACCAGTTTTTCCCCTGGCGAACTTCAAATAATGTTCAATAACATCCCCAATAATATGCGATTTATCGGATGCTTGTTTCAGTCCGGGCTTGGTAAAATCCCCATCTTTCCCCGTCTTTAACCCGGTTAAATCCATATCTGAAGGTGGGCAAAATATCCGATATTCAGTCAGATAACTTTGCTCAATTAGCCAGCGCATGGACGGGCCTTCGATCATGATATCAAAAACACCATCATGATGCGAACCAAGCCCGTTCCCGTCTGCTCTTAAAGGGGTTGCGGTGACCCCAAGACCTTTAGCGTTGGGGAAAATTTCAATGATCTTACCCCATTTATTTGATTTAAGAACGTGGTGCGCTTCATCCTGTGCCCATAATGAAACCTGTTGACGCCATTGATGGATCGACCCCGGGGCATACACAGGCAACGTACTTTTTAATTCTTTTTTGTAACGTGCAATAAGCGTATCAATCGAGACTGCACCAATAGGGGCCCCGGGGTCTATATGAGGTTTACCGGTTTCACGGTGGTTGTTCATTGAAATAAATTTTATAATATTATCTGGTGCAATGATGCGGTGTTTAGCTTCAAATTTCGATAGCGCCAAGGATGTTTGACCAACCAATTCAGATCTATGGGCAATGACCGCCGCCGCCCTACCATGGGAATTCAACAGGTCCGCCATAATAATGGTTTTCCCGGCACCCGTCGCAAGCACCAGAAGCACGTTCTTATAACCAGCGGCCCAAGCCGCAAGGACTCGATCACATAATTCGCGTTGGTATGGTCTGAGTTCGATCATTTTTTAACTGTGGTTACAGGTTTAATTTTTGAAATTATGAAAGGTAAACCTGTGCCGGACAATACTTCACTTGAAAATTCATCAAGACAGTTCTCGAAGTAACCTTCCATATCTTCAATGAAATCGGAACTTTCAACGCTGCTAATATCAAACTCTTTAGATTCCTTGTGATCAAGACCATGCTCATCACATTCGTCTTTTGTCGGACGTCTTACAGATATCAATAGCGTTACTTCCACCGTGTGTGTCATATCATTAATCTCCTGGCGTTCAAAATAAATTACACTTTCTTATTATACCCTATTGACTATGAGGTCAAGAGAGTATA